GTGTGGCCGGGGAGCACGAAGATCGTGTCGCCGCCATTGGGGCGGCACTGGGTGAGCGCGCCGTTGAGCGAGCTGATGCAGCGACTGGCGACATCTTCCGAGTCGCCGTTGACGTTGACCGGGTTCCTGACGTAGTAGACCCGGCCGCCGGGCGGGATCATGGCGCCGTAATCAGAGCGGATGCCGGCGCCGAGGCTGTACATCGGCAGGTCTTCGTAGCCCAGAGATCCGTATGCACTCATGGCAAAAGCCCTTCCTATCAGGCGGCGCTGAAGATGATGGCTCTGGGCTCGGAGGTGCCGCGCGACCACCGCGCGTCAATCGAGTACTTCATGACCTGGTGGTCGTTATCGACCCAGCTGCGGTTACGCGGCCGGCGCTTCCACCTGAAATTGAAGCCGTTGTCGGCGTCGCTGGTCATGCACCAGTTGGTCGTGGTGTTGTTCCAGTATTTGATCGAGATGTTCTTCAAACGCAGGCGCTGGGCCACGTTGATGAGCGCGAAGTTGCCCGCCTCGGGCGCCTTCTCCGAGAGCAGCACCCCGTCCCAGACCGCCCACTGCTCGGTTGGGCTCAGGATGGTCTTGGGCTCGTAGCCCTCGGTCGTGCCGTCATGGCCCGGGTACTTGCGCAAGGTGCTGGTCGCGATGATCACGGCCTGGCGCGAGGGCGCGATGCCGGTTGCGAGGATGTTGCTGAAGCTCCCGCCCTGGGGCAGCGGATGGGTGGCGCTCGCCAGCGGTTGACCATCACCAAAGACGTAGCTCGGGTTGGTGGCGCGCACGAGCATGTTGGTGGCGTCGGTGTCGGCTGTCTTCCAGAGCGAGCGCTTGAGGCGGCCAGCGGCGTCCAAGATCTTGTCGTACTTGCAGTCTTCGATGGCCTCTTCGGAGATGATGAGCTTGAGCGCGAAGGTGCGGGCGCTGTACCGATACGTCGCGCCCTCTTTGATCGTGCCGACCTGGGTCTCTTGCGACTCGGGTTTTTCCGACGCAAAGCCGGGCCCGGCCATCTCCTGATCGTCTTCGTAGTTGTCTTCCATGGTGCGGATGTCGCACCACTGCGTAAATACGGCTTTGGCTTCGACGCCGTCGGTGTCGTCATCGACGATCTCTTCGAGCGTCTCTTTGAGCCCGTGCGCGATTACCGAGGTCAGTACTGTTCCGGCCATGACGGTTTAGACCCTTCTCTCAGATCCCAACCGGCGACATTGCCGGGGTTTCTTGACTCTCGTTGACACTGACGACGTACTTGACGTTCGCTCCGGCGAAGTCTTGATTGTTCAGCGACGAGCTCAGGTGCTCGCAGCGCCACTGCGCAGTAGGCGTGCCGTGCCCTGCGATGGCCAGGCGCGGGTTGGCCTTGGGCTGGCTTGGGTTACTGAGATCGGCGACGCAGGCGTGATCGACGTTCTCGCCGGCAAACTGGCGATAGGCCACCTCGGTCGTGGCCGTGGTGTTGTCGTTGACGTCCGCTTCCCAATAGATGCCTTTGGCGGGGACCATGAGCACCGCGCTTTGCCGCTCGAAGATGCCGCCCGAGGTCGTGCCACCGGGCAAGCGGCTGGTCGGCTGCATCACCGAGCCGTTCCAGTACGGCTCGATGCCGACGATGATGCCGTAGATCGGGTCGCCGCCGTTGGCCAGCGCGACGGTGCCATCGCCCAGGCGCTTGACGGGGTCGCCGATGTTGAGATCGACGTTGGTGGTGGTGTCGTCGGCTTTGGCTTGGTAGCCATCGGCGACATAACGCCGTACCGGATTGGGGCACGGCTCGCCGTTGCTCATGCTGTAGCGAAAGCCGTACTTGGCCATGTTATCCATATCAGATCCTCACCCCGGTGCGCGCTCGTAGGCGTTTTCGGTTTCGTTGACGATGGTCCAGCCGCGCCGGGCATGGATGCCGCGCGTGCTGTCTTGTCCAGCTCGATCCAAGATCTTGGACTCGACCCGGTCGTAGTACTCTTGACCTTCGGCGCCATCGATGCCGCCGTACTTGTAGTGGTCGAGCCAGCGCTCTTTGCTGACGCTCATCAAGATGAGATCCATCGTCTCGACGAAGTCGCCCATGCCCGCCGACTCGCCATAGACGAACTTCGGGCCGTCAGGGCGGTTGGTCTCGCGCTCGTAGCCAAGCGCGAGGTACTTGCCGATCGTCAGCTGGTCGCTCTTGCTGAGCAGCACGTACTGGCGATCGGGCCGAGTTTGAAGTAGCCGCGTGAAGGGCGCCGCCCCATCGGTCCAGCGTGGATGGGGGTCTTTGCGGGCTTCTTGTGCTGCGTCGGGCGGAGCCCGACGCGTTTGCAGCGACGGATCGGAACCCTGCGGGTCCTGTCGTGGCATATCGATCCCAAGGTCAGCAGGCGTAACACTCCGCCGTCATCTGCCGGGACCGGCGTGGTTCCCACCCCTCGAGATACAGGCCGCGACGCTGGGTGAAGCGAGGAGACCGTCAGGCGGGCTTACCCTGGCAAGGCAAGCATCGCCGATGCACATACGTAGCCAGAGCGCAAATCCGCTGTCAATGCACTTGCCCCAAAATGTGTCTTACGGCGCCTTACATGCTGTGTTTGCCGGCGCGCTGACTTTGCAAGAGCCGCCGGCCCGGCCCACGCGCCCACATCTCATAGCGCTTCTTCTCGTCCTTGATGTGGCCGTACTTGCCGTTGGCGAGCTTGCGAAAGTCCTTGTTCATCACGATGCGCTCGGGCTCGTCTTCGTGGCCGCCGCCGCCACCTCCGCGCCCCACGCCCGCATACTTTTCGGCCTGAGCCGAGGTGGCGGGCGGCCGACGCGCTGGGGTGACTCCGCCGATGCGAAAGCGCTGGCGAGCCTTCTGCATGCTCTCGCGCGCCAGATCAATCGACCCGGCGCGGCCCTCGCGGCGCGCCATCTGGTAGTAGCCCTGCGCCCAACCAAGCGCGTCGTCGTGCGCGACGACCTCGGGAAACTCCATGCTGAGCATGGCCTGCATCGTCTCGGCCGGGCCGCGGTTGGGCTGCATGCCCTGGGCGCGGATGTGCTTTTGAACCGAGACGGCGATCTTCTCGGCGTCGAGCTCCTTGGCGCGCTTCTCGATCCGGTCCTTGTCCTGCTGGGTGAGGGTCCGGGCCTTTTGCTGGAGCTCTGAGTACAGCACCTCTTGCTCGTGGTAGATGCCCTCAAGGCGCGCATCAAACTCATCCTTACCAGGCGCTTGCGCGGGCTCGCGTGAGGCCAGCGTGCGCTCGTAGAGGCTCATCATCTTCGAAAAACGCTCGTCGCTCTCGCGCCGGGCCTGCTCGGCGGCGCTCATTCGCTCTTGCATTTCGCGATAGCGATTTCGCTTCTTCTCAAGGCGGCTTTGGCCCCTGGGTCTCTCTTCTTCGGCAGCGGCGGCGGGGCGATCGTCGTCGCCCTCGTCGTCGTCGCGTTCAGAGAGGTCGATGACCGGACCCTCTTCATCGACCTCGAGCGCGCTCTGGGAGGTAGGGGCGGTCTTGGTCTTGCCGATGCGCTCGGCCAAGCGCTCCTTGGCCGAGGGTTTGCCAGAGGGGCTCTCTACACTCGCGTCGTCGTCGTCATCCAAAAGTGGGGGCATGGCTTAGTATTCCTCTGCGATGAAAGGGACCTGGGGATTGCGCGCGGCGCCCGACTCGGTCACGAGCACGTGCGCGGTGATGGGCCGACCTTCTTTGTCGGTGCGACGCTCGCAGCGCACGGCCCACTGCCGGCTGCGGAGCTTGTCTTCCAAGTCTTCGTCGGCGATGAGGTCGCCGCAGCGCAAGATCAAGAGCTCTTCTTCTTTGCCGCCGATCATGTCGCAGGGCAGCCGCCAGGGCGCCAAGCGGATGAATTTGACGATGTGCCCAAGGCCCGAGCCATGGTCATGGAGCACGTCGAGCGCTTGCAGCCCCGCGCTGACAATGATGCCGCGAGGCGCTTCATTTCGGTTGCGGCTCTTGCCCTCATCGCTCATCAAGATGCGCGTGTCGCCGTAGCGCTCGATGTAGTACGGGATTTGGTAGACCAGCATCCGGTCATAGAGCGCCCGCTGCGCGAAGGCGCCATTGGGGATGGCGTAGTGCAGGCGTCGCTCTTCAAGCAATGGCGGTAGCCCGAACGCGCCCGGCGGGGCGAGGGCTTGCTTTTTCTGGAGCGCCCTCGGATCGCCTTTGCTCAGGAACTCAGCGGCCGTCTCATTGATGGTCATTTCGTCTTGCCCTTGATCATGGATTCAAACTGCTCGATTTTTTTGAGCGCCTCGGCAAAGCCTCGGACCTCGGGATCCAGACTCACTTGCGCGGCCCCGCGAAGGTTGGTGAGCGCGTGGGCCTTTTGTTTCGCGAGCGCCGTGCGCAACATCTCGGTGCACGGATGCGCCGCGAAGTTCATCCACATCTCGTCTCGATCAAAGCTCATGGCGAAGCTCCGTTGGTGTTAGGCGCCGGGCCTCCCGGCCCGGGCGGCGAGTTGGTCGGAGGCCCTGCGCCCTGCGGCGGCGGGCGCGGCTCGCCGCCCTGACCGCCACCCTCTTCGGGTTGTGGTTGTCCGGGTGGTTGCCCCGGTTGTTGCCCCGGTTGCTGTCCGGCCAGCGGCGCCGCAGGCAGCATGCCCATGGGGCCCATCGGCGTCGGGCCGCCGAAGAAGGCCGGGGCCGGGGGCTCGGGCCCCAGGCGCTGCAAGAGCTCCCACTGATTGCGCGCTTCAAGGCAGTTTTTACACGCTTGCCACCAGTAGCTCAGGTTGTTTTGCAGCGCTGGGACGGTGGTCGCGAGGCTCAGCGCTTCGTCGGCCTCTTGCACCCGTTGGGCGTCGCTGGTGAAGCGCAGGTCACTTCTGAGCTCGACCCGGTAGTCGCGTTGGTAGAGCGCCTTGCCCACAGTGACGCTCTCGACGGTGCCGTACTTGTGGTTGTTGATCTGGATGATCTCTTCGTCGGGCAAGTAAATCGCGTTGAGCTTGGCGTTGTTCTTCAGAACGCCGAGCACGGTGCCGTCACCATAGCCGCGCGTGCTTTCTGACAATTGCTTGGTCGCCTGCTCGATGCGGGTCGCGATGCCCCGATAGGTCTCGCCGGACTTGCCAGGCTCGCCCGAGAGCACCTGCGGGGCTTGGGCTGCCGATTGCCCGAACTCGGTCATGAAGCTGACCAAATCCATCAACTGCGGATTGGCTTGGCTGGGCTTGAGCTCGTAAATCGATTTGTGAAGTTGCTCGGCCGAGACGCCGATGGCCTTGTTGTGATGGCCAGGCGAAATCTCAAACTCGTCTTCAAATTCAATATCCGTCGTGATGATCGACCAGATGTTGGCCAAGGTGGCCGAGTCGGTGAACTGCGACAGCGCGATGTTGGCGGCGCGGTTCAAGTCGGCTTCGAGCATCCCCAGGCCCAGGCCCAGCGACCCGAAGATCGGCTCGACGTTGACCGTGTGCGTGAACATCTGGATCGGCACCCAGCGCACGGGCCGGGGCGCGGTCATCGGATCGTCGGGGTCTAGGCCCTGCTCCTCGGTCCAGCGCGGATAAGGGGGCGGCGGCGGAAGGGGCTGGGCTTGTAGCGCTTCTTGCATGTGCGCGACCTCGGCCGGGTCATGGCTTGGGTCCTGCATCATCATGCGCAGCTGCTGTTCTTGCGCCTGCAACGCGGGGACCATCTGCTGGTAATTCGCGTTGGCCAGCTGGTACTGCTCGAGCTCCATGGCCTCTTGATCAAAGCGCTCGCGGTCTTGCCAGTCTTCTTCTTCCAAGATCATGAGCTTGACGCAGGTCTCGGTCGTCATATCGACGATGGCCATGTACTGGCGGTCGTAGTCATCGCCGGGAAACTCGCAGTAGCCTTCGTGCCAAATGAACTTGTAGGGCAGGTTTTTGACGTCGTCGGGGACGTCTTCGCCTTGGATGGACGCGAGCTCCAGGCGCCCCTCATCAACCGGGTCATCATTGACCGAGGGCGGGTCGCGCTTGAGCACCTTATCAAGACCCCACCAGTCTTCCCGCATGCGCTGGACTTCGTGGCGGTGCATCTTGCAGATCTTGCTCTTGAAGGGGCAGTCCGAGTAATCGGGCTCAACGGACGTGTACAAAAACGGAACCGTGAAGTCGCTTGGCGTCAGGATTTCATGGCAGTTGCGGCGCTTGGACTTGTCGTAATAGCTGTGGGTCGTGACATCGCCCACGACCAGATAGGTCAAGAGCCCGCGGTGCATCTGGCGCTTGAAGTCCGGGATCTGATTTCGGATTTGCCAGTTGCCATGCAGCGTCAAGATGCGCGCGATCTCCTTGTCGTCGGGCCCGACCGGCTGCACACCCATCACGTTCTGCCAGTCGCCAAAGAGCTCGCTGCGCGCACGAAAGTACAGGCGCGTGATGGCCTCGAACATGATGGGCACGTGCGCGTTGGCCATGTTCGTGAACGGTGGCTTTTTGGGCTCGAGGGTGCCGCGAAAGATCTCCCAGTTGGCGTTCATCTTGGCGCGGTACTCTTCGGTCGATTCCCAGCTACTGCGGTGCTCTTTGAGCACCTTGCGCGTCACCTTGCGCACAAACGCCGCCCCCTCTTCGCTCGCCATGAACTCGGGCACGAGGTTTGGCGAATTCTGGTCGTAGCTCAGTGGCGGCGGGGCCGGCGCGTCGTAGAGCTCGGCGAGCGGGTCAAACTCACTGCCTTCGGGGGGCAGTTCGCCCGGGCCGCCCATCTCGTAGCTCGGGGTGTCGTCGTCATAGGGAGCAGCCATGATCAAGCCCTCGTGCCATAGCCGGCGTGGCGGCTGAGAAGTTGCCGGCGATCGCGCCGGTCGTGACGGTCGCGCTTGCCGCTGTAGTGAACGTCGGGGTCTTTGTCTTCGTCGCGCTGGCGCGTGCGCGCGATGCCCGCGCGGCCTCGGCTCGCATACGCGCAACCGTACAGCACCGCGTCGTGCCAGTGATCGTCGCCGCCATCGAGCGGGCTCTCGGAATCGTCGGGATCGACCTGAATCGAAGGGATGGTGCGCCGGCACTGCTTACAGTTGGCAAAGAACACGATGCCCGGTTGCCGGCTCTTGTTCTCGTGGCTCTTCAGGCGCGAAAGAAACCGCTGCGCGTTGCGAGCGCGGTTCTTCTTGTCGGCAGGCACCCAGTGCACGCCCACCTTGGCCATCTCCTCGGCCATGGTGATGCCGCTACCGCCGCGCTCTTCCCACAATTGCGTATCGGCAGGCCCGGTGATGGCCGAGCGCCCACCGACCCAGAGCTCGGCGTCTTGTTCGATGTCGCGGATGCGCTTGGCAACGGCGGTAGCATCCAGGCCCTTGAAGGTCAGTTCGCGCTCGACGTACAGATTTTCATCGTCGTCCATCGCAAACCACAAGCAGCAGCCGGGCATGCGATGGCCCCAGTCCAGCGACCGAAAGCGCTTCCAGGTGGGCGGGATGCGCTGGGGCGGACAGACGTGAACGGCGTCTATCCAGTCTTCGCCGTAGTAGCTATCAGGAACGTTGTACCAGTTGCCCTCGACAAGGGCTTGGCGGATGTGGGCGGGCTTATCGCCCAGCTGTTCTTCATACTGGCGGATGAACTCGGGGTCGGGGTTGTCAGACAAGCGCGCCGGCAGATACAGCCGCGTGTAAATGATCGCGCGGCCGTTGACGGCTTTTTCTTCTTCGAGGATGACGTTGCCGTCGGGGTTGGGATCGACAAAGCGCTTGCGCACCCAGTGCGGATCGCTGCCGGGGGCGGGGTTGTAGCTGCCCTCGCGCCGGCGCACCGGGTTACTCATCGCGCGGATCTTGAGCATCTGCGCGAGCACGGGATCGCTCGTGCGGCGACGGGTGTTGATGTTGAAGTACTGCTCGGGCTCGAACTGGACGAGCTCGTCGTAGCCGATGTAGGTGAACTCGAAGCTGTCGTAAATCATCCAGTCGTCATTGTTGCTGCAATGACCAAACTGGTATCGGTACCCGCTGCGGAAGAAGAACGTGTGCTTCTGCGCGTCCCAGCGGACCCTGGGATCGATCTTGGGAAAGATCTTGTGGGCCCGGCCCACGCTGAGCTCGAGCATCGGGAACTGTCTGCGCAGGTGCAGCGCCCAGCCGACCGACTCGCCCCAGCGCTGGTGGTGGGGATGCTCTTTGTCCAGGCACCGCTCGTGCTCGACCAAGATCTGATCGAACGGGTCCATCAAGAGCACGATGGACTTGCCGGGCCCGGCCGACCCGGCTCCAAGCGCCTCGCGCACGCCCGAGCCGTCGCGCTGCGGCGCCTGTAACCCGTGAAACTTCGCCCCCCACGGCGAAGGTTTGTAGTGAAACTCGAGCAACGCTACATCGCGTGATTTCTCCCGGTGATGATCGACAGAGCTTGGGTCATGACTTCACAGTGCCTCGAGCGCGGCGACGCGCGCTTCCAGGTCTTCGAGGGCCTGGGCGAGCTCGGCGACTTGCCGGCCGAGCTCTCGCAGGTAGGGGATCACTTCGCGGTTGAGCGTCTCGGCTTCTTGGCCCTTGGCCACGGGAAGGTGACTGAGCGAGCGGGCGGGCATGCTAGCAGTACTTTCGCAAAACGCCCATGATGGCGTCGTAGAGCTCGGCCCGGATGCCGTCGCCAAGAGGCCCCTTCTTCATGAACTCGATGCGCTTTTCTTCGCGCAGATTGAGCCAGGGCTGTTTGCTCTGCACGTGGTCGCCAAGGAACATGCAAAGAAGCCGGTCGGCGACGAACGCCACTTGCGCCATCTGCATGGGGCTGAAATTGCGGACCTCGACCTCTTCGATCCACTCGCCCATCACAAACGGCCGGGTCACCTCGTCGTTGGGGCGGTCGAGGCGAATCCGCGTGGCGTTGCCCTCTTGGTAGAGGTAGCCGCGATCGCTGGTGGTGCGCGAGCGGTACCAGACGCGCTCGGGCGGGACATGCAGCGGGCTCTTGTCGGGGTTCACTCAGACAGCCTTTGGCGGGGATATGTGGGTGGTGTGACCACAATCTGAACTGAGATCCCAAGCGGCGCGGCGTCCAGCCCCGCGTCCTTACGCCCCTTGTGTACGGCGACCACGACGCTCTTGGCAAGTTGCAGCGCAATCGGCGCATCCTTGGCCGGCATGCCGCCGGCCACCGCGATCGCCTGGCGCCGCAGCGCACGGTCGCGATCGCCAAGCTCGGCGCTCCAGCGCTCGAGGGTGCCCTCTTGCCCGAGCTCGGGAAATCGCAGCGCGTCGCGCAGCATGCCCATGCTCTCGAGGTAGATCTCATCTTCGAGCGCTCGCAGCTGCGCGTGCTCCCAGCGCTCGCGCGCCAAGGACGCGGGGATGGCCGGCCCGGGCACCGGCTCCGCGATCGCCCTGGCCATGACAGTCGGCGTAACAGCAGGCGGGGTTGAGCCAGGCTCGGGCACGGACGTGGGCATGCCGCAGAGCCTAGCTCAACCCCGAAGCGGACAAAAGCAGCACGGGCCTGGGCGCACGGTCACCGAGCCTCGGGCATGGGTTGGTGTCCCCCACAGTACGCCCCCGACCCGTGCCTGAACTTAGATAGCAGACTGCCAAACTGGCATCCATCACAAAGCGTCCATCACAACGTCACGCCTGGTAGCGCTTGTCGGGATCGACGTCGGGCCCTCCTTCGAAGTACTCGCCGGTCATCTCGAAGTGCCGATCGCGCACGGCCCTGTACTTGCTGAGCAGCTGGACGTATTGCCCGATAAACTCTTGTTCGCGCTCCATGAGGCGACGGGTCCATAGCACCGAGGCCCGCATCTCCACCACGCGGCCCATGTAGTAGGCGCAGACGCTGAGGATGGCGAGCGCAAGAACCACCGGCCAGGTGACGGCGCGCTGAAAGAGCCCGAGCCCGGCGGTCCAGATGAACACCACCGCGGGCAAGAGCCACGGCGGGTGCACCCGGCGAAGCCAGCTGATGACGGCGTTCATGACGAGAGCTCGCTGCGGGTCAGTTCATCGATGAGGCTCTGAGCCAGCAAGATCTGTTCGTGTCGAGTGATGTCCATCGGAGTCTTCCTGTAAGATGTCGTGGAGCAAAAGCGCGGCCTCCATGGCCTTGCGCATGGAGGTGGCCCGGCCAGCGGGTCGGAATCGCGTAAAACGCACTTCGGCGCACTCGCCAAAGTACCACTTGCGGGCGGTATGCCCGATGACCATGAGCATGCGCCCGTTGCCGAGCGGGTAGCGGTAGCGTTCGACGCCGCCGTGGATGCGCACCCAGCCCGGCAGGGGATTGGGCATGGCTCAGCGTCGCCTCATCAAGAGCCACGACGCGATACCGAGCACGATGAAGAACGCCAAGAGCGCCAACCCGACGTTGAGCCAGAGGCAGAGCGGCAGCGAGAAGTACTGGCAGGTGTCGAGCTTCATGGCACGACCGGCGTATCCGGATAGGCTTGGGCCTTGGCCAGCGCGTCGGCCTCATCGACGCTGAGCGGCGCGAACTTGGCCGGGCCGGCGAGCATCTTGGCCACGGCGCGAGCCTCGTCGCGCTCCTGCGCAAGCACGTTGCGCTCGGCCAGCACCGCGACAGCCGCTTCGAGCGTGTCGAGCAATGCCTTGTACAGGCGGGGCGAGAGGGTCATGCGACCTCTTCGGGCTCGGGCTCGGGCTTGCGCGACTTGGTAAGCAGGCGCTTGATGGCGCGCCAGGGCTGGATCTCGAACACGTGCCACACGTACGTGACGCTGGCGCCGGGCAAGAGCACCGTGCCGTGGTGGACGATGTTGTCGGTCTGCTGCCAGGTTTGGCCGGTGCCGTAGACGACGAACTCGCGGAGGATGGAGCTCTCGGCCTCGGGCCAGACCATCACCCACATGCAGGGCCGGCCATACTGGACATCGACGTGCAGGATTTCAGCGGGCGCGAGCATCTCGATCTGAAAGCTCGGCTCGATGTCAAACGGGTACTTGTACACTGCGGTCTTGACGCCGGCCATGGGTTACGCCTCGTACTTTTTGAGACGCCGCTCTGTCTCTGCGGCGACGCGGGCGACCAGGTCCACCATGTTGCCGCCGCCGACCTCGTGCTTGAGCAGGTCTTCGGCATTCATCACGTGCACCACGGCCGCAAGGCAGGTGAGCATCACGGCATAGGGAACGTAGGCGACATCCACCTCGCGCTCACCAGCCGGGCCATCCCTACGCAAGCCGAGCATGAGCCCGGCGCGATGGTTGGGCTCGACCTCGGAATCGGGCAAGATGGCAATCGTTGCGAGCTCGAGCGGCACGACGTGCTGGCCGTGGGTGATTTCGTGCACGAACAAGAGCGGCGGAGTCCCCTTGGGGATGACGCCTACCAAGACGCCATTGACGACAAGCTTGTCGCCCTCGGGCTTTTCGGTTGGGTTATCGGGCCGGGGATCGGGCGGGCTATCGGGCGGGGGATCGGTCATGACGCGCCCTCACTGAAGCGTGGGTTTACAGCCCCGAAGGGCGTTGATCTTGGCGGCGAAGTCCGGGTCGCCGAGCTCGCGATCGAGGATGCCGAGCATGGTCATCTGCGCCATGATGGCCACCATGCAGGCGCCAAGGTCGGCATACGACACCTTCATGATAGAGACCTCGGGCCCGGTGAGGGTCCTGCGCTCGGAACACAGCAAGAGCCCCGCTCGGCCGTCTTTGAGTGCACCGGGAGCGATGGCAATCGAAAAGAGTAACCCCGGCTCTTGATAGCGGCCGTCGGTCATCTGTTCGGTGAAGTCGGAGATCTCAGCATCGGGCCCCAGCACGCCGACCATGATGTGGTCGATCTGGGTTGCCATGGAGGTCTCCAGAGGATCGGTTTTTTTGCTGCTCGCTCGGTTGTTCATAGAGCGGCAGAATGCACGCGCCCGATCGCGCCCGCAACGGTGTTATGCAGCGCGGTGTACAATAGGTGCGACATCTTTGGCTGCCCGCGCCATGGATACGTTGCCCTACTCAAAGGCTAGCGCCAGATGCGTTCGCCGGCCATGCGCACGTTCCGGAAATACTTCACCGACGGCATCGGGTGCCAGTCGTTGCCGCCACTGGCTGAACCGTAGAACTTCATGTACGTCTCGACGCTGTCATGGCCGCTGCCCTTGGTGATGACGCCGCTTTGCTCGAGAACCTTCTGCCCGTTGACCCAGAGCGTGACGGTGGTGCCGCCGCCCGGCTCACACGATGAGCCGCCATTGGCGCTCTCGCTCCATACGTAATGCATCTCGACGTCGAACCACTCGCCGACGGGCAAGCTGACGCTGGACCAATCGGTCTCATGATTGTGCTCGTGCCAGGACCATTTGACGCGCATCGAACCGTCTTCGGCGAGCATGAGGCCAGGCTGGGTATCCCAGCGCGAGCCCGGGCCCACCGAATGAAAGTCCCAGAGGTTGACCCACGGGTTGGTGTCCAGGCCGCTATTGGCGGTGATGGCTTCCGGGAAGAACCACTCCTGGGCGATGTAGACGCCGTTAGGGCTCTGGACCAGCTGGCTAAAGGTGCTGTTGGCAAAGCTGTAGATGCCGGCCTGCGAGCGCGAGCCGCCGTTGTTGTCGAAGGTGGCGATCTGTTTGAGCGCGAAACCATCGCCGCCGGGAGCGGGCACGCGGGTCATGTTGACTTCGGCGTTGCCCTGCACGGCCTGCCCGATGGGCCGCTCCAGCTGGATTTGCGAAAAACCCCAGGGCGCTTCGCAGGCGCTCTGGATGCCATCGGTCCAGAGCACGCCGTGGGGGATGGCGACCGGCGGGGGCGGCTCTTTGATGCGGTCGCGCAGGGTGACGTTGACGTGGGTGCAGCCAACCAGCAGGAGAGCGAGCAGAGCGGCGTTGCGTTTCATGGAGCCTCGGCGGGCTCGGTGAGGAGCTCAACGGGGCAGAGCGTAGCACGGAGCCGCTAAGGGTCGTCTTTCAGCAGGAACTCGACTTGCTCGGTCGCGGCCTGTACGACCTCGGCGACGGTGTGCCCTGAAAACAGGTTCTGGCCTTCCACGAAGCGATGCAGCGAGCCCCGGAGCCAGAGCGCCCAGCCAAAGCGGGTGGGCTCGAGGTTGGGGCGAAAGCCTCGGTCGGCGGTGCTGTTGAGCAGCGGGACCGACCTCAGCCACCAGCCGCGTACGATCTCGAGGGCTTCGTCATTGGTCATAGGCTGCCCTCCAAACGGGTTCGCGCACGTCGATGGTGCAGAGGCACGCGATGAAGCTCGAGGGCGTGACCAGGCCGCAGACGTGACAGAGCCAGCGGTGACGATGGACCTCGGGCGGGGCACCGCAGGGAGAATGCTGGTGAGGCCAGCGGGCGATGAGTTGCACGTGGAACCGATCTTGACGGTGCGCTGCAAGGCAGCCGCAGAGGCAAAGGGTCAGGAGCGAGCGGAGCACTCTCGCATCATAGATGCCCGGTGAGCTTGAGCACCATGACCACGGCGCAGACCAGCGCCAGCACGTAGAACATCAGCTTGATGAGGCGCTCTTCGATGTAGGTGCCGACGATGACGAGCACCACGATGACCAGCAAAAGCCATAACCAGCTAGGCATGTCCGTTACCTTTCGTCACCCGGTGCCGCAATCCTCGATGATCGTGTACAGCGGACCCACGTGGGTACCGGGCTCCCAACGCTGAGCCGAGCGGATGAGGCCGCTGCGCCCAGACTCGCGGAGCTGGCGGATGGTCCTGTCCATCTCGAGCTTCATCTCGGCCGTCTGCGCATCGTACATCTGTTGCATCACGGCGCGTTCGTACTCGGCGCGCATCAGGGCAGACTTGCCGCCCCCACGAAGTCCGGCGTACATCGCGTCGCGTTCCTTCTGGCGCTTGTAAGCGTCGTAAGCGCGCTGCCACTGAGCGCGCATGGCTTGCTGGATGTCCAGGTCGAGCGGCTCCACGTACGCGGTGGTCCCCACCGGAGCTTCATCGAGACTGTCGATGGCGTACCCCGAGCCATCGATCTGCTGACACCAAAGCGGCTCATCAGCCTCGCGCGGTCGCGCTCTAGAGGGGGCAACCGGCGGGCCGGCCACGTTGGACCAAGTCTCCCCATCACGCGGCACGAGCCCGGCAAACGTGCGCTCGGCCGTCAGCCGCTCCACCCTGCTGCCCACCGGCGCCGAGCTCGGCACAAACCACATCTTGCGTGCAGGCTCGAGAATGACCGGCGCAGCCACGCCCAGAGCGCTTAGGCCCAGGGCCTTGAGGAAGTCCCGTCGGTTCAGCATGGCCAGCACCTTATCGCAGAACAGAAGAGCCCGTCACGCATCTTAGATGTACGCATCGGTAGGACATGACATCAGACGCAACTCACACCAAAATCCGAGGCCCGAGCCTCTGAGATAAGGTGACATGTAGACAAGGTAACCACATTGGCTGTGCATACGCAATTTTCAGCGGGGTGTGGCCCGCCCCATCCGAAGGGGGGGCCTTCCCCCTGGAAGGGGGTAGGTCCGAGCCTTGGCTCTGCTTCAGATTGTATGCGAGCCGTGAGCGATCGTACTACGCTCACATACGTACAGATGCAAGCGAGCTTACACGCACATACGTAGAAGGTACATGCCACCCCTTGATTGCATGCCCCTTGCAGGCATGGCCCTAGGATCGGGCCATGGGGTCAGGCTGTCCTACCCCCCGAGAAACACCGAAGGTGAAAGGCGGGGTGGCGGAGGGGTGGCGACGCCACGACGGGGCCGACCGATTGAGCAACTGGCCCGCCGACGATGCACCGATGCCCACCCTAGGATGCGAGCCGAAGGCATAGCACGAGGATCGGGCAAAGGGGATTATACATACTGTCACATATGGCTGTCAATAGACTTTTCGGCCATAATGCGAGTAGATCCCGATATTCGAGATCTACCCTGTATTCTGACAGTGAGCCTAGACTTGCTGCTTTGCAGCGGCTACCGCATCGTAGTCGTCCGTGGGACGCCACTGCACCCGGAACCAAGTGTTCCGGTCCGGGGTGAGGTAGCGATTGCGAAACACGTGATTACCCGATTCGGAAGCCATGTACTCCCAACCATCCGCAGACCCATATTGGTCAATCAGGGCTGCCCATGCTCGCTCCCAACCCTTGACGCTGGAGTCTAGGCACAAGTCGTCATCGTGGCGCAGGGCGGTCATCACACGCCCCCTTTGCAAGCAGTCCACACAGTGACCGCTAGGCTGGCCAGCGCGAGCGTCATGCTGAAGTACGCAATCATCGGTCGTTTCTCCTTTCCAGCGCTGGTTATGCGCCGGTCAAGGGTCAATCTAGCAGTGTGATGCAACGTGTCAATCGATCTGCATAACAAATGTGCAGATGCGAGCTGTGACTCGATGCCAGGTGAGTGAGTGCCAGCTCACGTGAGCCACCGCTCGAGCCGCCGGCGGTTGTGAGCAAGCGCTCGAGCAGTGCCGGCAACCCAAGCGAGCACTCGCTTACGCACTTTTGTTATGCTTTGTGTTTGACAGTCTGCATATCAGCGCTAGATTGCTCTTTGTCAGGAGAATGAACGTGGAAAAGAGATTCAACGTAGGAGACAAGGTGCGACTCACTGGCAAGCACCTACGGAACACTGGTCAGATACGCGGTAGCGCGGGACTCGACAAGTGGATTGTCCAGGTATGTCCTTGTGAAGCGTGTCTGACTGGCGAACGTGTACGCACCAATGAACGCAGCGCGAGCTTCACACCCGAGGCATACGCTGATGTTATCGGTACGCCAGATTACGAGGCAGTTCAGTGGAGACACATTGCGGTAGGCAACCTGGAAAAGTGCAAGTGAACATCATCATTCCGAGTGCTAAGGAGTAACGCATGACACCCGAAGAATTTTTCAACGCAGTGCTCGCTAAGGTCGAGTCGCAATCGATTCGTGAATGGGCAACGAGTGCTCACAACCAACCCCTATTTCTCACTGATATTGGCGAGTACATGGCGAAGCAGGGCGTCAAAGCGGACCCCGATCGCTACACCATCAAGCTTGTATCGATGGCGATCGGTATGTGGTGATCTCTGCTCATGCTCGCGATGGCAACCTCGCGAGCAGAATGGAGCGATCACCGCTCATGCCAGCCAACCACTGGCATCACAACCGGGAGAAACCAACATGGATACCGCGAAAGCAGTCGCAAGTCTCAAGCAACAAGCTATGGCGATCGCGTGCGCGATCAAAGCGCTAGGTGAGGTACCGTCTGGCCACCTGTACGCGCAAGTCATGGACCACATGGATCTCGCGCAGTATGAGCTACTGATCGGCGCACTGGTTGACTCTGGGTACGTCCAGCAACGCGCCGATCACATGCTCACATGGAGCGGTCCCAAGGGCTGATCGCTGCGCGCTGCGCACGAGACTAGTCTCTCGTGCGCAGTACGGAACGATTCGTTCCCATGACCTAACCAGTCATGCTCACAATCGGAGAAACACAAAATGTCACACGCAGTCGAAAACATGATGTATGTAGGCGAGGTTCCGTGGCACGGACTAGGCGTCAAGCTGGATTCCCCGCCGAGCGTACGTGACGCAATGATTCATTCCAGCTTGGATTGGGAAGCGCAGCTCGTACCGCTTTGCCGGACTGACAACCAAGAAACTGTGGACGCATTCGCCGTGGTTCGTTCCACCGATGGCGCCAAGATAGGAATCGTTGGCTCGCGATATAACGTGATTCAAAATGTAACTGCATTCGACTGGTTCGATCCTTTCGTGCGCAGTGGGCAAGTTGTGCTTGAGACCGCAGGCTCGCTTCACAATGGCCGGCAAATCTGGGTACTTGCTCGGATCAACCGCGATCCGCTTGAAGTCGCGCCCGGTGATGCGGTAAGCGCCTACCTCCTGTTATCCAATTCGCATGACGGAAGCTCGAATGCGCGAGTTGGTTTCACGCCTATTCGCGTGGTTTGCGCCAATACGCTGGGAGCGGCTCATACCGCCAGTGACAGTAAGCTGCTACGTGTCCGCCATACGCGGAGCGCGCCACTGGCATTGCGCGAGATTCAAGCAACGATCGATACCCTGCATGGGAGATTCTCAGCGGACATTGAAACCATGCGTCGTTTGACTCAGTACGGCTGCAACACCGACGATTTGCGCAAATACGTCCATCGGGTGTTCCGGACCAAGGATTCTGACTTGGTCAAGTCGGAATCGGAATCCGCAACCGAGAGTGATCGGCTCTTTGGTCGCATTGAACCGCTATTCCAGGCTGGTATCGGCAATGGCGGTCAAACGTGGTGGGATGCTTACAACGGAATCACTCAATACCTCAGCTGGGAGCGCGGCCGTACTCAGGACACCCGACTGTCAAGCCTATGGCTAGGCGATGGCGCCAAGCTGGCCGATCGGGCGCTGAGTGAAGCGCTAGCCATGGCGGTCTAGGCGCTTGATGGTTGCGGTCTACCCCCATGGGCAACCATGGGGGTAGTACGGAATGATCAACTAGGAGAAACCAGCATGGAAATATTCCCCGTCGGCACAAAGGTTCTGATCGATCGCACGGTCAAGGCGCGGGTCGCTCAGGCGTTCCCCGAGGGCTCCACCTCGTATGCGTTTCCCCACTATTGCCTGCATATTCAGAGCGGCGATCGCAACGTCGCCATCGCGATCCATCGCGTGACTCTCGCGGAATGCGCACGCTAAGGGATGCCAAGCACTCGCACCCAGCTTGAGATCCAAGCCGCCGCTCGCTTGGCGCGCAAACGTGAGCGCGAGCGCCGGCGGGATGCAAAGCGACGGATGGCTCGCCGCCAGGCGAAGCTTGTCCCCACCTTGGAACTACTCGGATCCGAGCCCCCGCTCGAGTGGCTGGCACAGGTCGCGTTCGCGCAAGCACGACTTCGCACAGCGCAAGCGTGCATGAGCACAGCCCTGCGAGCACTGACCGCCCTGCAAGGCCAGCAAGGCACCCCAGCGGGTGCTGTAAGCCGTCGCGACGTCCGCCGATGCCTGAGTGCCATCGGCGGCTGCAATGACCTCCTGCGGGCGCTCATGCCCACCACGGTCTGCCCCCAGTGCTTCGCAGCGGACCCAGCGTGCCAGCTGTGCGCAGGGCTGGGCGTGCTCACACTGGCGCAAGCCAGCGCCCTACCCCCCGAATGGCTCCACGATCGCGAACTGTAGCTCGTAACAGCTCGCGATCGCGCGAATTTGTTCTACACTACGTTGCACAACCCGCCTATCGATCCTCGACTGCCCACTACCAACGGCGATTCCAACCAAGTCGCCAACCAGGAGAAACGAATGTCACGCAATACGAAGTCCAAACCCCAGCTGCACTTCCGCACCTACAGCTGGACCACCGAAAGCGGATACTCGAAAACAGCCGTGCGAATCGTGCGCGACGCTAAGGAGTCGTCCATCGCCGATCTCATGGCCAAGTGCATCGACAATCGCGTGGGCTATAGCGACCCAAACACGGCTCGTGAAATGCTCCGCCGGTACTCGCAACTGCATGAGGCTGGATTCTCGCATGAAGTCGAATGGTCATGGTCGCCATGGATCGAACTCGTGTGGCAGCACTACAAGCCCGAGAATGCCTACAAGCCCGAAGATGCATCGGCAGATGCTCCGCTTGAATATTGCGAAGCACGAATCGCCGTAGACGATAGCGTGCGAGGTCTCAAGCGATCGATGGAGCTTTTCCAGTTGGTTGAAAAGGCAATTCTGCGCACGCAGGATTACAAATACGCGCCATTCCGAAGCCCAGCGCCAACCCTCACAGCGCTGGGGAAGCTCCACGCCAAGCCCTTCTACCGTGCCAAGTTCGATGGCGAGTGGTGGAGTACCAATGCGACGCTAGCCCCAGGCAAGCCGGTTCCAGCCATGAACGCCGATGGCGAATGCCGAATCGCCACGAACAACTATTCGCTCGTGGGTTGATCTCTGCTGGCTGGCCACGCTTCCAAGGCGTGGCCAGCATGGAGCGATTCAACCAAACGCATCCAGGAGAAACACAAAATGTCTGCACGTTTGACCCTACCTACGATCCATCTCAACGGTACCAGCCAGCAAGCACTTGCCGAGCAATTGGAAATCGCAGGGATCGCGCTGCGAGTCGCGGTAGATGCGGTCGTCGAGGCACAACCCAATGGACGCGATTACTATCCGCAAGGTCCCGATGCGTTTCAGCGTGCGCAAAACGAGCACAACGCGCGCGTCACTGCGCTGCAAAAGGTATTGACCGAACTGCAAACCCTTCACGAATCGATCGCGCTCTGGCCCCACTATGTCCAGGAGGTCCCATGATTATCGCGCTGATGAAACTCATTTTCGTGCTCTGGCTCGGCGCCACGGTGCTGGCCTGTTGTGCGACGTGTCTGGCCTGAAACCAGAAACCCGGCCTGCACCATTGCAGGTCGGGTCTCGTGGTGTCTGTTGAGCAAAACCGAGCAGGAACACGGTAATTCAGCCCGCGTGCAAAAGTCCAGGGATTTCAATTCAGGCGATCGCCCGCTATGTCCGAACACCCACAAGCCAGATTCGCGCTCTTTGCCAGGCGATGCAGCTTCCCAAAGAGCGACTCTCGCGAGCAGAGGCTCGAGAAGTCCTGTTTGCATTCCGCGCCCGACAAGGGGCCCGTCTGACACGAACTACAACCAGGAGATGACCATGCTGCCGAAGATGAAAACGCCTGAAGAAAAGCTCGCAAGTTGGGGTCCGGGGCCCTGGGTGAGCGAGCCCGATCACGTCGAGTGGCGCCACGAAGGTATGCCCTGCATCGCCCATCGCCATCCGCGCGGCGGGCATTGGTGCGGGTATGTGGGCGTGGAAGCTGGGCATCCATGGGACGCTCGCATGCACCCACGCGCCGACCGGTGGAGCGACGATCCGGCCGACACGGTACCCGATCCCGGATACCGCGCTGCGGAGCAGGACGCCGACGTGCATGGCGGCATCACGTATGGCGCTGGCTGCGACAAAGAGCTCGGCATCTGCCACGAGCCGCTCCCAGGCGAAGCCGATGACGTCTACTGGCTCGGCTTCGACTGCGCACACTGCGATGACTACAGCCCTCAAATGTATGAGCTCGCCAAGATCACGGGCGACCCCATCTTTCTCGATCGCCAAGGCGAAATCTACAAAGACCTCGGCTATGTCACGCGCGAAACCAACATGCTGGCCGAGCAAGCGATCGCGCGCCGGCAAGCCAAGTCGTGATATACCAACCCCTCTGCGACTGCGCGTTTCTCCTGGTCGCTAGCGGTGCTGACTCCCCACCGAAAACTGGGCTGGTAACCTGGTAGGGAGTCGCTTTTACCTACAGGGGGAAACGATGACGACTCGAATGGAACTGGAAGAGATGTGTCACGGCATTTTGCTGTCGATCGTCAGGCCGCTGCAAGATTTGCTCGCAACAAAGAAGCTCGGGATCGCAATCTTTCTGTTCGACTTCGGCGAGCGCGGCAACCTGGCCTACGCTTCCACCGCCAAGCGAGAAGACATGGTCAACGTGATTCACGAGTGGCTTGCAGTGGTGAACCCTCCGAGCCCACCAGACCAACAAAGCTAGGAGAAACCTTGATCCAACGCATCAAAAAACCCAAGAAACCCCAGCGCCCCACACGCGGCATCCGCTACACCGACGAGGAGTGGGTGCTGGTCCAAAAGGCGGCATTCAACGCTGGCCTCCAGGTCAGCGACTACATCCGCGCCCAGACCATCCCGCCCACTCCGCCGGCGCCATCGATGCCCGACTGTGGGCACGCAACGGTTCTAGTGGTCCCCTTCTCGCGATGGTCTGGCCGTGAGCTCGTGCAGTGCCGTCATTGTGCACGAGTGGGTATGGTCGAGCCCGGAGCGAGCAACGAAAAGATCCACTGGGCTACGTGAACCCCGCAAGCTCGCGTATCACCCAGCCGATAACTTCCGCGCACTGCGGGACGACCGCGTTGCCGAGCAATCGGATTTGCTCACGTCGAGCACGGCCAGCCACCCGCGAGGAAACCCCATGAACCAACGGCACCAATCCGCGCTCAGGTTCCCACCCAGCGTGCGGGGCAAGTCGGCACCGCCCTGCGTGTGCTTGGGCCCGATGCCCTTGGCATCGGGCCGGCAAAGGGTCGGCAGCATCGCGCGCAAGGTGCGGTGCGCTCTCCATTTTTGCATCGAGGGCGCCAGCAGGTTGCCCTTGGCCGTCAGGGTCGGCAATGCGCTGGGCAACGACAAAGACTCGGGCGCGTCGGTGCGGGGCGCCGACATCGCTTGCCGCAAGCGGGATCGGAAGGCACGCATAGCCGAGCCGTTCCAGGCCGCGGCATACAGCGTCCACCCAGAACGCGGCGCCGCTTGCCACGTTTTCGACCACGATCCACTCGGGCATGAGCTCGGCGGCAACGCGCTCGAACTGGTACCAAAGGCCGCTCCGAGCACCCGCAAGGCCAGCTCGCGCGCCAGCACTGCTGACGTCCTGACACGGAAAGCCTCCGCAGAGGAGCCCCACGGGAGACAAGTTTGCGCGTCCGACGTCTTCGATCTTTTCATAACACGGCACACCTGGCCAGTGTTGCGCGAGCACCGTACGCGCGTGGGGGTTGCACTCGACTTGCCATCTCACCGGCCCAAGGCCCGCTCGTTCGAGCCCGAGATCAAGACCCCCAATACCCGTGAAGAGCGAGCCGATTGGAATCACTTGACCACTTCGAAGATTTGCCCCGCGCGATTACACACCACGACTCCTTGCGCACGCAGCTTCGCCATCGAGTCGAAATCGACGGTGCAGAACGCAAAGGGCTCGAACTTCACGCGCGCCGCCGTGCTGACGATCCTGGCACTGTGAATGAATCGCCAGTTGCGCGCGAGATGCTGGGCGATGCAGTGTCCTGAGCATTTCGGGCATGCGATCACGCGTTGCGTCGGCCCGACTATGGTGCCGATGCTCATCGGCGTGAAGTCGGTTTCGTGGTAAGTCGTCACCGGGTCTCGTGTTCCGAAATCGAAATCGAACATCGTTTGCTTTTTGGCTTTCTGGTTCTTGGTTGTTGTCGTCATGATCGCACACCCACCCTTCCTAGAACGCTGAAGACATGTGCAAAGAGCCAGGGCTTGGGACCCCAGTAGTGCAGCGCGCTCGGAAACGGCGCTGGATGCGGCGCACCCTTGAACGTAAGGCGACCCCGGATTTCGCAGTACGCGTTGCAGGTGCTGCGCGCGTGGTCATACCAGCGCGTGTCGGGTCGGCACGGCGTGAGCAAAACGATTTCCACCCCATAGACCGCCTCGGATGTTGCCTTTTCAACCCAGGCGCCCAACTGGCGCCCATAGGGCGGGTTCACAAATACCAGCCCCGATTGTCCCGTATCTGCCCAGCAGCTCCAGCCCAAATCAAGTCCTTGGGTCACGTAGCGCGCAACCGCGCCGCAGGGGTTGTCATCGGTCGTGCATGGGTCGAGGAGAATCGGGCCAAGCTTGCGCACGAGCTCGAGCACCAGCTCGGGGGTTTGCCAATCGTGGCGCTCGCTTGCGAGCAGGGCGCTATCCATGGATAGACCTCCACGCGGCTTCTATGCCCACCCACGCGAGGTGACACGCGAGCCCGGCCACTGCGGGCCCGATCATCGCGATGATGAACAGCACCGCGATCGCGTAATCCTGCGGACGAAACGTGTTCACGAGTCACTCTCCTGGTTTTCGATCTTCGAACGTGATGCGCACCCGATACTCGCGGCTAAACTCCTGGCGATAGAGGTACAGCACCCGATCGTCGTGGCGGTCATCGACACCGAGCCATTCGGCGATTTCGTCGCGCACGTGTTTGCCAGCGTGGACCATGTTGTCGCTGTCGTAGCGGCGCGGCGCCAGGCGCGTGATGGTCACCTGGCACGGCAACGCAGGTCGGCGGCGACCCAGGGTCAAAAGGTGCCAGCCGACCTTGCTGCGCAAGCGCTTGGCATCGCCAGCCCGGGGCTTCCAGCTTCGACCGGTCGTATTGGCAAAGTGCCGAAGACGCCAGGCGAACTCGATTTCGAGCTTCATCACCGACGCTCTTTCTTGCGCGCCATCAAAAGCACGTGGCCCTCGCAATACCCATCCCACTCTCCGGCATTCATGGGTGGGGTCACGATGCCCCAGTGGTCTCGGGCAAAGGCCCAGACCTTCAGCACGGCATCAGCGGCTTGTTGGTCGCTTGGATCGCCGCGCTGGCGGTTTCGCCAGTACTTGAGCAGGTACAGCACCGAACGCATGCGGCCGATGTTGTCGGCAATGGCAAAGCTGCGTGCGATCGCGCTTTCATTCCAAGCGCTCAATACGTGAGCGGCGGTTACGTCGTCGGTCGCACGCAGCTCTTCCACGGCCGCTGGCGTCAGGTGGCTAATCACCGCCGACCTTGGCGGGATGTCACGCCACCCGCACGCCTCTTGCAGCATCGCCGTCGTATCCACGACGAGCTTGTGACTGTCGCGATCGGACACCTTCATCTTGGCAAGGCCCCTTGGACTAGACATGACCTGTCATCCTCTTGCCGATGCCGGCAAGCTCGAGGTCCAGCCGCGCCACGGCATCGGCATCTTTGGCGCGCACCGCTTCGGCGCGGAGCTTCTGGGCGGCTTGCAGCTCCTTGATGAGCGGCGAACTACGCCGCCCCTTGGCGTGGTTGTCGGCGTAGCTCTCGAAGTCGCTGGCAAACCAACGCAGCTGCGGCGTGCGGCGCCTGCCCTGCTGGACGGCGCAATACGCCTCGGCAGCCCGCTTGAAGACGCTCAGGGGATCGGCTGCGTCCCGGGCCAGGCACGCCACCCAGAGGGCTTCTAGGCGCACGCGGTGGGCGCGCGGCTCGCCGCACGGCAAACCATTGAGCGCCGCCCGCTCCCAGAGCTTGAGCATCTGGACCCAGGGCACGTTCGCGCCCGGCAGAACTTGGTTAGGGTCATCTTCGTAGGGGGCCGGTAATGAACTACCATTGAGGCCAGTATGTGACGTGACGTTTTGTAACCGCGCGTCACCGCGCGTCACATCACGTGACGCGCGGTTACGATTTGTCACGTCACGAATTCCGTTGGATGGCAAAACAGGCTCACTTTGAAATGGCGTGACGTTTCGTAACGCGGCGTCACGCTTGCGTGCTCGAAGCTCCCGCATGCGCTGAGCGCCGCTCTTACTGGCTCCTTGAGCCATGACAAAATTGGGCATCACAAGTTGGCGCCCACGCAGCGCGACCACCCCCAGCCGGAGCGCTTGGCCAATCCCGTCCCTGGCGAAGTCGGGCGGAGCGCCAAAGAGCTGCGTTGCAAACTCCCAGGGCTCGAGGTCGCCGAGGTCAAGGCAGCCCTGCTCGTCGAGCACCCGCAATAGCTGCATGACCATGCACTGGCCGGCAAACCCAAGGCACTGCCAGGTCGCCGTGTCGCGACAGTACAAACGCACGTGCCGCTCGCTGGCCCAGTCCATGCAGCCACCGCCTTACTTGTGAAAGAGTTTTGACGGATCGTCTTGGAGCTGGTCGAGAAAGCGCACGATGGCGAGCTCGACCATGCAAGAGCGCGTCAGCGGCATGAAGGAGTGTTTGCTGCAAAACGTGTCCAGGCGCGCAATGATGGCCGGATCGACCGTGGCTCCAATAAACCCAGGGCGAGAGCATTTGCCATCGCCCCGCTTTCGACCCGGTCGTCGGTTCATGCCGCCCTCTTGCGTTTTTGACGCGCTACCATGCGCTGCGCGGTGCAGAGCTCGTCGATGCTCACCTGGCCCTTGGTGGCCTTGGCGATCAGTGCGGCGCTTGCGTACGTGATGCGCGTCCGGCGCTTGGTGGCGGCGAACACCGTCCCGTACGCAAGTCCCGTCATCCTCGAAAGTCGGCTGATCGCGCCATAGCCCTGCTCTCGGATCCACGCGTCCAGGTGCATGCCCTTGTTATACAGCCGACTGACTATTCAGCACAAGGGCTATTGCTCACGTGGACAACTACTATTGCACTCTGTAGAACTGGCTGGTACTGGCCTGCCCATGTCACCGCGCACCCGCATCGAGCCTAACCGTTTGGATCCACTCAGCGAACCCACGCCCGCGCGCCGGCTGTGGGCAGCTTCGCTCAAAGCTGGCTACGAGTCGCGCTCGGCTTTCGCGCGAGCCATTGGAATCCGCAACCACACGCTCTCGATGGT